TCATTGCAGCGTATGAGGCCCATGTGTCAGAAGATCCTATGAAGCCTGTGAAGCCTATGAAGCCTATAAAGCCTGTGAAGCCAACGTGGCTGCGCAAGCGGAGGGTATCTAATGTCTAAAGCAAGAGGACTAGCCGATCTAGGCAACGTCTACAGCGATGGCGCTTTGAGTAATCGTAACTTGATTATCAACGGTGGGTTTGACGTGTGGCAGCGTGGAACCTCATTCTCGCCCAACCCAGTACGCTTCGGGGCAGATAGGTTTGCGGCGTATAATGCTGGGGCATCCGCTGGCGACTATGCCCGTTCCACCGACACTCCCGCAGGTCAAGGCTTTACCTATTCTGGATACTTCAACGGTGCAGATATTCGGCATTCTATTGAGTTGCCTGTCGCTGGAGAGCGAGGCGTGTTTATTGACGGATCGCAGTGGACACTGTCGTTTTGGGTTAAAGCAGGGGCAAGTGGAACATCAACCGTAAATCTCGGATGGGCCGATGGCGTATCAGCCAGTAGCTTGACCTACTGGGGGTCTGCTAAGAATTACTCCTACAGCACAGCATGGGAAAAGAAGACCATTACATTTACAGTGGGCGGCAGCATTACTGGCGCACATGCCGCCGTGCTGTTGTATATAGACGCAGTTGCAGGTCTTTATATTACAGGCGTACAACTAGAAGTAGGCGACACGGCTACCCCGTTCGAGCATCGCAGCTATGGGCAGGAACTGGCTTTGTGTCAGCGCTACTTTGAGAAGAATTTCAATGTATTTGATGCGCCTGTTGCGGGTTTAGCGTTGCCAGACAGGGTTAGTGGGATGGCTTATGCGGGTAGTGCGTACGGGTTTAATCTAAACTTTTCTGTAACAAAAAGGGGTCTCCCAACTATGGTTTATTATAGAGGGGATACCACAGGAATTGCTAGTTCTGGTACAGTGTGTAGATACACTGGGTCGGTCTGGGTAGAAGAAGCCATTTCTGGTGCTGGACGACAATCAACTCAGTTTATTGCCCAAGACGTTTCCACCAGTGGCCTTACGGTTGGCTACACATACCTCGTTCAAGTAGGGTTTACAGCAGATGCAGAGTTATAATCATGAATGATATGAACGTAACAGCAGCGCAGTACACGGTTGACACCTTGTCAGGTACTACTTCAGGCATCAAAGCAACCATTGACGGAACTGTAATGTCAGTCCCACTAGACCCAGCTAACCGTCACTACGCAGAGATCATGCGGCAGGTCGAGGCTGGTACTCTGGTAGTAGCTGCGGCTGAAACTCCCGAATGATGTCGTGTGGCCTGTTAAGCCGACTTGACGTGACGCAGTTGCTTTTCCGCGTTAAAAATGACAATATGCGCCCAACACATTGGAGCAGACAATGACAACTTTCACATACAGCAACCCCACCGTCGGTGGCTCCGAGGATACTTGGGGGACGACCTTGAACGCCAACTGGACGGCGCTCGGCAACTTTATTGGCACGCTGGATAGCGCGGAGCTTAGCACCTTGAGTGGAATGACTGAGCCGTTGGTTTCGGCGGTCGTTCCGTCTGGGGCAATTCTTCTTTGGTCGGGTTCTGTATCAAATATTCCGACGGGGTGGCGCATTTGTGACGGCGCAAACGGCACGCCAGATTTGCGAAATCGTTTTGTTGTCGGAGCAGGTAGTACATATGCGGTTGGCGCGACTGGCGGCGCAGACAGCGTCGCCCTGACCACAAGCCAGACGCCAAGCCACTCGCACACATTTAGCGGCACGACTAACACCACAGGCGCGCACACTCACACCGAACAAAACTACGACACAAATGGCAGCGGCGATGGTCCCGGACCGGGAGCGTCTTGCTGCGGTGGTGCAGTTGAGAATAGCGGGCTACAAACAATGTCAGCCGGCAGTCACAACCACACATTTAGCGGCACTACGAGCAGCGTCGGAAGCGGCCAGGCGCACGAGAACCGACCACCATATTATGCTTTGGCATATATTATGAGGTCGTAAAATGTCGCCTGAAGTAGAGCAAAGGCGGTATGAGATGTGCAAAAAATGTGACGATTTTATGTCGCTGACGAAACAGTGCAGACTGTGCATGTGCATTATGCCGCTTAAAGTAAAGTGGGCTGGGGCTACATGTCCGGCTGGCAAATGGGGGGCGAATCATAATGCCATTGGTCGAGATTAAGCCGCCTCCGGGCTTTGTGAACCACGGCACCGACCTTGAGAGCGAGGGCCGCTGGCGTGACGGCAGCCTAGTTCGCTGGCACGAGGGCAGCCTTCGGCCAGTCGCTGGTTGGGTTGACCGCGTAGGGACAGCGATTTACGCAGCCCCGCCGCGTGGCATGATTGCGTGGGATACTAATACCACGCGATGGATCGCGGCTGGCAGCTATAGTCACCTATACGCCACGACAGCTACGGGCATGACGACCGACATCACCCCGGTCGGCTACACGGCTGGCCTGCGTGACGCAGCAGTCAATACGGGCTACGGCGGCGGCCCCTTCGGGACTGGCTTCTATGGCCAGACACGGCCAGACCTCGGCAACTACTCTGAGGCCACGACGTGGTCTATGGATACGTGGGGCCAGTATCTGGTCGCCTGCGCGCCGACTGACGGTAAAATCTACGAGTGGCAACTTGACCCACTGGCGCCTGCGACCGCCGTGGCCAACGCTCCCGTGGACAACCTCGGCCTAGTGGTGACGGAGAACCGCTTCCTGTTTGCCCTCGGCGCTGGCGGCGATCCACGCAAGATCGCTTGGTCTGATTTTGAGGATAACACGACTTGGACGGCGTCCAGCACGAACCAAGCTGGCGACACGATCTTGCAATCTGCTGGTCAGATTGTGGCGGGCGCCCGTACTGAGGGGCAGACGCTAATCCTGACGGATCAGGACGCCCACCGTGCAGTCTACGTCGGCGCGCCATTTGTGTTCCAGTTTGACCGCGTGGGATCGTCCTGCGGCATTGTCGCGCGGAAGGCGCTGGCCGACACCCCTCGCGGCGTGATGTGGATGGGCCAGCGTGGCTTCTTTGCATACGACGGTTCAAGCGTGAACGAAATCCCGTGTTCCGTGACTGACCTTGTATTTGACGACATCAACCCGGCGCAAATGAGCAAGTGCTGGGCGGTCACCAATGGCCAGAACGGCGAAATTTGGTGGTTCTACCCGTCGTCAGCGAGCGATGACTGCGACAGCTATGTGGCGTTTGACTACACTGAAAACCACTGGCTGATCGGTAAGCTGTCACGCAGCTCTGGGTTTGACCGTGGCGTCTTCCGCTCGCCTATCTGGGCAAGCAAGGAAGGCCACATTTACAACCACGAGACTGGCTTCAACTACGACGGCTTGCCCGTATACGCTGAGACTGGCCCCTTCCGCATTGGTGCGGGCGATAATTTGGCGGTGATTACGAAAATGATCCCGGACGAGTTAAACCTTGGCGACGTCACGATGACGCTGAAGACGCGCCTATACCCGAATGCCGCTGAGACGGCGCACGGCCCCTACACGTTGACCAACCCGACTTCCGTGCGCGTGCAGGGTCGTCAGGTCAGGATGCGCTTGGACGCCAACACGCAGACGTCGTGGCGTGTCGGTAAGTTCAGATTTGATGTGAAGCAGGGCGGCGGCCGATGAGTGCCATCGCCCCGCCACCCGTCGGCCCCGATTGGAAAGTCTGGGCGCGCCAACTCTCGGCGTTCCTTTCGCGTTCGCTCGTGCGACTTCAGTTTAAGACGCAGAATGACACGGCGGCCGAAGACGGCGTCATGCTGTGGGACGGCGTATCTGGCTACCCTGTGGTGTCCAAGGACGGCGTTTGGCGTCAACTAGTGATGGCTGACGGTTATGCCGAATTTGTCAAGACGACCACCGTCACGGCGGCGGCGATCAACACCCCGTACGCTATTACGATGGACACGCCGCTGTTCGATAACGGTATCCACCTCGGCACACCCACGTCGCGCATTGTCTTCGACGAGGGCGGCGTCTACTTGCTTGCATTCTCGGCGCAAATTCTTGCCACAAGTGCCAACGCAATTGAGTTTAACTTCTGGCCGAGACTTGACGGCGCTGACGTTCCGTTCAACCGAATCACGACGAACACCAAGGCCAACGGGGTCACGACTGTGGTGTCGCGCACAATCGCGTTCACAATCTCCGCTGGGTCATACATTGAAATCATCTGGCAGGTGGACGACCTTAGTGGGAGACTTGCCGCCACCCCTGCCGCCACTTTGCCATCGTCTCCGTCGGTGACGCTCTCGATCACGAGGATACGCGCATGACGCACAAAGTTGACATGAGATTGGTCCCCGTTGACATGATCGATCAGCACTGGGCGACGTTTGGTCCGATGATCGAATTGGCGCAGAAGCGCGTGGCGGACCAGTGCGGTATGGACGACATCTTAGGCTGGCTTCACGACGGCACGTCCCGCCTCTGGGGCATTTATGTGGACGACGAGCCGATGGCTGCGATGACGACAGCAGACAAGAATTACCCCCGCAAACGCGTCATGGTCATTGAGATGATCGGCGGCGAGAGGGTTGACCTGTGGACGGGAGATGCGCTGGCTGAGTTGGCCAGAGTGTCCCGACTCGCAGGTTACAATGCAATAGAAACACACGCGCGCGCAGGGTGGTCAAAACTCGCAAAAAGGTATATGTTTACCCCAAAGCACGTCGCTTATGAAATGGAGCTTTAGTCTTGGCACAAGGTAAACAGACAGACACATTAACACCAACTGGGCCGGGCGTAGATTATTTTGCCAATACGGTTAACCCTGCGGCGTCAAACGTGGCTAATGCAGAGTTCACACCCTACGGCGGTCAGTTCGCCCCCGGCTTGAGTGACTACAGCACGCAGGCCGCGGGCATGTACGGCCAAGCTGGCGCAGCGGGCAATTACACCCCCGCGGACTGGAACGCGCTCACGCAACAGAATATGTCGGCCTATACACAGAACGTCATGGACCCGACGATGGCCCTGATGGATCGCGAGCGCCAGAAACAGATGGTCGGCGAGCAAGCCAACATCATCGGTTCGGGTGCGTTCGACAGCAGCCGACGCGGCGTCTTCGAGGGCGAGAGTTCGGCGGCATATGGATTGGGCCGCGACAAAATGGTCGCCGACTTGATGCGCCAAGGTTACAACGAGGCACAGGCTGCCACGATGAGCCAATTTGGAGCGCAG